CAGATCTTTGATGCTGCTGAAGCACTTGATGACGCATATGTTCCAACTGAAGGTCGTTGTGCCTTCTTGAAGCCAGAGCAATACTACTTGCTTGCTAACGCTTCTAACGCAGTGAACGTAGACTTCTCAGGCTCAGGTTCTATTGCTGCTGGTACTGTACCGCAGATTGCTGGTATCAACCTAATCAAGACACCACACCTACCAACAACAAACATCACAACTGGTGTTGAAGCTGGTGGTACAGGTACTCGTCAAGCGGTTGATGCACGTAATACAACAGCTATCATCACACACCCATCTGCTGTGGGTACTGTGAAGCTGATGGACTTGGCTGTCGAGTCAGAATACGACATTCGCCGTCAAGGTACTCTTATGGTTGCTAAGTACGCAATGGGCCACGGTGTCCTGCGTCCAGAAGCTGCTGTACAGATTCAGACTGCTTAATTGTTTCTCTAGCGGAGGCTCTTCGGGGCTTCCGCTTTTTTTTACCTTTAAGGAATTATCATGGCTAGTACGACACCCACCTCAGAACTAGAAGCTGTCAACATTATGCTGTCTGCCATTGGTGAATCTCCAGTGTCCAGCCTTGATGACCCATCTCTAGTTGATGTTGCTATTGCAAAGTCCGTCCTAGACGAGACTTCAATCAGTATCCAAACGCAGGGTCTTCACTGTAATACAGAGATTGACTACCCTCTTGAGGCAACTGATGACGGGGAAGTCCTCGTCCCCTCGAACTGTGTACACATTGATACCACTGGCTCTAGTAGCAGTGTAGATGTGGTTCAGCGAGGCTCTAAATTATATGACAGAGAGAAGCGCAGTTATACAAAGTTCTCAGGAACACTGTATGTAAATATGGTGCTGCTTCTTTCTTATGACGAACTACCACAACACGTTAGACGTTATATCACTGTGAAAGCTGCAAGACGTTTCCAGAACCGCTTTATGGGTTCAGAGACATTATATGGCTTTAGTCAGGCTGATGAAGCTGAGGCTCAGATTGAGTTCGAGCGTCAGGAAGCCTCAACAGAAGATAATAACATTCTGACAGGTAGTTACGACACCTCCAAGATTATCATCCGTGGTGCGCCACGAAGAGCAGTAAGGTAATTATCATGCCCCTTGTAAGCACAGGTATCCCTAACCTCCTAAATGGGGTTAGTCAGCAGCCCTCTGCGCTGCGACAGGTAACACAGGGGGAGACACAGACCAATGCTATCTCATCTATTATTGATGGGCTGGTTAAGCGTCCCCCTACAGAACACATTGCAAAGGTACTGTCGTCATCCGTTAGTAATGCCGCAGTCCATGTAGTCAACCGGGATGAAGACGACCAGTATATCATCGTTGTCACTGCCACTAACAGTTCAGCTAACATCTATGCGTTTGACTTAGATGGGACTGCTGTAACGGTAAACGTGCCGGATGGTAAGGCGTATCTATACACAGATGACCCAGCGAAGGACTTACAGTTCCTCACTGTGGCTGACTACACTTTTGTTGTAAACAAATCAAAGACTGTCGCTATGAAGACAGCAACGGTATCGGGCAGCGTAACGAGTTCTGTTCAAGAGTTTGCTGACCTACCATCCAATGCCACCACAGGTAACGTGTATGAAATCCTTGGTGACAACACAAACAACTTTGACAATTATTATGTGAAGGCTCTGAGTGCCAACACTTACGAAGAAACAGTCAAGCCGGGTATCAAGTATCAACTAGATGCTTCTACCCTTCCTCATGCACTGGTGTTGACCAGCGGTACATTCTCATTAGACGAACAAACATACGATGACCGTACTGTAGGTGACCTAGACTCTGCACCTGAACCCACATTTGTTGGACGTAAGATTAACAACGTGTTCTTCTATAAGAACCGTCTGGGCTTTCTGTCTGACGAGAACGTTATTATGAGCCAGTCAGGTTCATACTTTAATTTCTTTCCCACAACAGTAACCTCTGTTCTTGATGATGCACCGATTGACGTATCTGTCTCTCACACAAAGGTGTCTATCCTGAAACACGCTATCCCGTTTAACGAGTCACTAACTCTATTTGCGGACAGCACACAGTTCAATATCGAGAACTCTGGTAACCTTACACCTAAGACTATCTCTATCGTTCCATCAACGGAGTTTGAGAATGACACAAGAGTTGCGCCAGTTGGTGCTGGTAACTATCTCTACTTTGCAGCAAAGCGTGGCGACTATACGAGCATCCGTGAATACTTTGTGGAAGCGGATACGGTCATCACTGATGCGGCTGAAGTCACGGCTCATGTACCTAAGTATCTACCTAAGAATGTGGTAAAGTTAGTTGCGAGTAGTAACGAAGACATCCTTGTTGGACTGTCTAGTGAAGACCGCACAAAGCTATATGTCTACAAATGGTATTGGGCTGGTGAGCAGAAGCTACAATCTAGCTGGTCTATCTGGGAGATGCACTCAGGTTCTACCATTCTAAATATGCACATCATCGAGAATGACCTGTATCTGGTAATCAGTAGGTCAGATGGCGTGTTTGTTGAGAAAGTTCAACTTGGTTACCCTGATGAGAGTGACCTATCTTTCAATGTTAGATTAGACCGTAAGACATCTCTCACAGGTACCTATGACGCTTCTAACGACCACACCACATGGACATTACCTTATGTCTACGATGGTGACATGATGGCCGTTAAGTCAGGCGATTGGTCTGCACGAGAAGGTACAGACATCACAGTTACACGGCCCACAACATCAACAGTTCGTGCCTCAGGTGACTATAGTGATGACCCTGTGCTGATAGGTGTACCATACACAATGACATATGAGTTCTCTACTCAACACGTAAGAGAGAACGATGGTAAGCAATCAGTTCAGTCTGGTCGTTTACAACTTCGTACCATGCGTGTGAACTATGAGGACACAGGTGCTTTCAAGATTCAGGTAACTCCTGATACCCGTGACACCTATGAGTATGAATTTAATGGTGTGGTTCTAAACCAGTCTAACTCAAAAATCGAAGAGGTTGTTCTATCTGACGGAACATTCCGTTTCCCTGTTCAGTCTAAGAACGACAGAGTTTCAATCAAGATATTATCGGATAGTTATCTTCCCTGCTCATTCCAAAGTGCAGAATGGGAAGGCTTCTACACGATACGTTCACAGAGGATTTAATGCTTCTTAATGTAGTTCCTGCCGACCCAATGGACGCCCTTCAGCTTGCTCCCCGTCTACGTGATGGGGACAAAGCAGAGGTAAGGGCAATGGGTCACACGCCCTTCAACGCACTTATGGAGGCTTTTGATTTACCTGACGCTGAAGTGTTCAGTATTATCGAAGTCGAAAATGAGGATGATGAAGAGGCTGTGGGAGAAGTCATTGCAATGTTTGGTGTATCAACCTCCCCTGATGCACCTGAACATGGCGTCCCATGGATGCTGGCTTCCCCTAAATTAGAAACATATTCAAAACAATTTCTGCGTTATTGCCGGACTTGGGTAGACCGTCTCCAAGAGAGATACGAGGTCTTATACAACCTAGTTCACTGTCAGAATACACAAGGCTTACGCTGGCTACAATGGTGTGGCTTCGAGGTTCAAACGAAAACTAAGTACGGCTCAGGGGGAGAAGAGTTTTACTTATTTACGAGAGAGAGGAAGTAGTATGTGCGACCCTGTACAAATTGCCCTCGCTGCTGCCCAGACCCTTATGTCACAACAAGAACAGAAGGCCCAAGCTAATGCACTAGCGGCACAGCAAGCTAGACAGGCAGAAGCAGCAGAAGCGGCTTATAATCAAGATGTTAAAATCATCGAGAGACGTAAACAGGAAGAGATTAGAGCGGCAGCACAGGCACAGGAAGATGTGTACCGGGATGCCCTACAGAAAACTGCAACGGCTCGTGTAGCCGCTGGTGAGGCTGGTGTTGCTGGCCTGTCCGTTGATTCACTTTTACGAGACATTAGTTTCCAAGAAGGTACTGTACAAACACGTAATGTAGGTACGCTTAGAAACACAGTCGGTGCATTGGAAGATGACAAGACCCGTGCCTATTCAAATATGGTTTCACGTTTCAACTCTATGTCACCTATTGCACAGCCTAACTTCATAGGCACTTCGCTACAGGTTGCTGGTAATTATGCAACTGAAGCAAACATTACAAAACTTAATGAGATGATAAGCTAGGAGGTTTACCATGGCTACACCACGCCAACAAATTGGTAATGTAGTTGGTTTTGGCCAAGTACGTTCCTCCCCGGCTGCTCGTCCTATTGATGCTTATACTGGTGCGCCCCAAGCCTTCAAAGGTCAGGGGCTTGCTGGTGTGCTTGCGGATGCGCTTGGATTGGCTGGGCAATCTGTTGCTCAATACAAAAATATTCAATTCAAAGAAGCGCAAGCAGAAGAAAAACGTAAAGAGGCTGAAGCTAGACAAGAAGAAAAACGATTGAGGCTAAAAGCTGAACGGGAGGCCGAAGCATTAGACGCCTCTAAAGCAGGGTATTATGCTGCTCAGTTTGCTAAAGATAGAGACCTTGGCCTTGTTAGCATGACCCAAGTTGGGGAGATGTATCCCGACAAGTCACCTATCGTTGTCGCTAATATTACTGAAATTCTAGGTAAGCAATTCGGTGAACAGTTTGCTCGTGAACGTATGCAGACAATCCTAGAAGATGAGGCAATGCGTCTGGACGAAACAAGCCGGACTGAGTTCTTCAATGCGTTACGTCAAGATTTATTTACGAACGTAGAGGGGCGTGAGTTCTTTGGTGCTGGCGCACTTGCTGCGATGGATGCAGTCATCAACGAATACGAGTCACGCTTCAACACTGAGGCTGCTGCCTATCATGCAGAGGTACAAGCAAAAGACTTTGCTAGTGGTATCCGTGCATCTTTGTTAAGTTCAGAAAATCCAACTGAAGCGATGCGTGAACTTGATGCTTCCTTCAGTCAGAAGTCATCACTCAGTAACCTAAGACGTAAAGAGATTACCGTAGATACAGTCATTGGCTTGGCCATCGAACAAAAAGATGTAAAGATGCTGTCCGCTATCCCTGACACACTTCTTAACGC